GAAAATCTGCGAATTGCAGACACAGAAGATATTCGTTCCACTGGCAACAAGATCAATGATCGGATTGGTCACAGCGCCGGGCGTCGGATGCGCGCCGTCGGTCCAACTTCCCGACAGGCCGGTCGCGCTTTTCTTGATGAGATATTCGTCCGTCCCGTTCCAGAGGATGGCGACGAAGTGCGAGGCGTTGACCGCCGCGCCGACGACATAGCCGCCAAGTCCGGCGCTGACCGGCGCTCCGGTCCCGCTGATGGTGTAGAGACTTTGCGAAAGCCCCGTCGTGAAGCTTCCCAGGGGCAGGATCAGACCGCGGCAATAGCCGCCCCAGACAACTGAAGCGTTGAGGTCATAGGAGCCGGTTGAGGTCAGCGGGCTTTCCGTCCACGTCGAAAAGTTCGTGGTGCTGAGAAGCCGCACCGCCGAATTGCCGGAGCCGTCGTTCGGCGTGAAGTAAAGCGCGCTGAAGCCGTTGCCGTCCGCCCAAATACGCCGCCAATGCGGGTTCGGTGTCGCGGCAAGTGCGGAAACATTGGATGCCCGCGCACGAAGAAGCGTCGGGCTGAGGATCAGCGGGACATGCCCCATACCGGCAAACAATTCCGGATACGCGGCCTGCGCAACAATCGCACCGTTTGCTTTTTTCCAGTGCTCGCTTTCGTAGCCGAGACCGTAGACATCGCAGGGGAAGCCGACCGGCTGAGAAGCTTCGCGGGCGAGCAGAGCGCGGGCGCTTGCTTCCGTCGCCTTGACCCTTGCCGATACGCTCTCCGCGAAGGCCGAATAGAGAAGATTGAAAATCATCCCAAGTCCCCGGTGTGCGTAAAGGTCTTCACGCGACGGCCGAACGTCGGATCGTTCTCATAGCCAATGGCCAGCGCGCCGCTCTTGCCGCGCCAGCCGGATTGGACGGCGGTCAGTTCGCCGCCGACGCGGGTTAGCGCAATGGTGAAAGCATCGCCGCCGATCACACCGGCACCGCCGGTTACTTCGCCGGTCAGCGGATCATAGGAGACGGTGAAGCCTGACGGCGTCCGCGTAGCCCAAAGGATTTCATCATCCGCGTCCGCCAACATCGCGTTGAGGGCGGTGGTCTGAGCGGTCAGCGCCGCCGCTGCGTCGTCGTTGAAGTCGTCGACAGCACCCGAGGCACCGTCGAGAACGGCTTGCGCTTCCGCGACCTTGTCATCAACGGTTTCAAGAACCGGACCAAGGGTCTGGTTGATCCGCTCCAAGCCGAAGCGTTGAAGCTCATCAATCGTCTGCTCAACCGTCGCCTTCTGCGTCTCCAGCTCATGAAGGCGGAGGTCTAAATCCTGAAACCGCGGATTGAACGTCGCGGCGTCCAGCGCGGTCTGATTGTCCTTGATGATGTAGAGCGTCGGAAACCGAAGCACGGATCAGCCCTCTACCGGCTCCGCGATCAATACCGCATCGGCGATGGTCGTTAGGTGTTCGCCGCGGATGTCGTATTCGCGGCCGGGATAGAGCGTTTCGCCCAAAACCGTTGCGCGGTCTTTCAGCGTCACGCTGTAAAGCTGTTCGGCTTCATACGTCTGAGGCTTTGGCGTTCTCGGCATGGCAGAGGCTCCCTTAGATGGCGATATGCACCCGCTCGGCAACGGTGAAGGGCTTCACCGCCGCGCTGTTGCGACCGCCGTTGATCTTGATCCGGAACTGCGTGATCGCCGGGGACGGCGTAAACCGAAATTCCTTGGTCACGCTGCCATCGGCGTTGTCCGTCGTCGTGACCAGTGCCGGTGAGATTTCGCTGGTATCCGGTTTGACCAGCTTCATCGTCGCGGTGTGATCGCTAGCGGAGAACCCGGCGAGCCGGACCTGAACCCGGATGTCCGCCGACGATGCGCCAAGCGTGATCAGCGATGAGTAATGGATCATCGCCACATCCGCGCGGCTGACGTTGATCCGATTGGCCCCAAGCTGCAAGCCCGGCTGCAAGTCGCGGGTGCCGATGAAGACCGCGCGGAGCGGAACGAGGTTCGGCAATGTCGCCAGTTTTCCGACGGTGCTCAGCGGATACCAGATGCCCGCGATCTGCACTTCATAGGAAAGCTCGGCACCGTCCGGGATGACCTGCTGCGTCTTCAGCATCAAGTCGCTGATGCCTCCGGCCAACGAAACCGGCTGCAAGACGACCTCCGTTCGGGCCTGCTGAAACTTCGCGCCGTAGATCGCGAATTCCAGGTCTTTTGTGATGTCGCCGGTGAAGTAGTCGCCGTCGTTGCCGTAGAACAGCGTTCCTTGCGTGAAGTTGTTGCCGGAGACGACGGACGCCCGATGTCCGCCGGTCGTAATCAGCGCCAGCGCATAGCGCTTGCCGCTTTCCAGGAGAACCGGCGGCATGTTGCAGCGGGTTTCCTGACGCCCGCCCTTTACGTCGGCAATCGCAACGTTCGCCTGCGACAGCGTTTTCGACAGCACCGGCTTGCCGTACTCGGTTTCGCAGAGGACGAAACGGATGTCGCCCGCGGCGTCCTTCTGGGTCAGGAAAATCCCCGCGCCGGTGAACCAGTAATCCGACGCCGCAATGAAGGTCTGCGCAATGATGACGCCGCTATAGTTCGCCGTCGAAACATCGAGCTTGTAGTGCGTGACCGGATAAGAGGTGTAGTAACCGTACGAAAGATAGGACGCGGTGTTCCACCAGTACGAATAGCCGTAGTAGTTGTAGTAGTAGTACCAGTTCCAATTATCCCACCAATAATTGTACGACCAGCCGTAGTGATAGGCATATTCGTAAGTCACGTAACTTTTCAGCGCATGCGTCTGAACCTGATACTGGCTCAGCGCGATGTCGCCGCTGTAACCCTCGGTTCGCAGCTTTGCTTCCGCTTCATACTTCGGCAGCAGCCAATCGGTCGCGGAGCGGGTGACGTTCGGATCAATCGGATTTTGAAGCGACAGCGGCAAGTCGGCTTGCTCAGCGCGGGGAAACAGCAGGCCGTTGTCGACGCGCGCGGTTAGGCCGGTGAGGCCGGTATCGGTCTTGCTGACGTCGCCGAAATAATCAGCGCCATAGGCGGCATAGGTCGCCGGAAGTTTCAGCAATTCCTTGACCCTTGCGACATCCGCAGAGACCCGGATCAGCGATGACAGGTCGGCTTTGCTTTCGGTCTTCTCCGCAACGGCGGCAATCGTCGTCGTCAATGCGCCGATCTGCGGTTCCGTGCGGGCGCGATAAGCTTGAAGGGCGCGGATGTCTTCACGGTTGGCGGAGACGCTCGGCAGCACATTTCCGGTGATCTGCTCGATGCTTTCAATCCCGGTCGTGGTCAACGTGACCAGCGCGATGAGCACCTGATTTTGCCCGATGGACGGCGCGACCGGCGTTGCGGCTTCAATGCCGAGAACAACATCGACGTTGAGTAGCTTCGTCCGCGTCATCGGCACGGCCTGGGCTTCCGTCGTGTTGTTCTGCACGTCGATCAGAAAATCGCGTTGCTCAACATCGGCGTCGACTTCGGAGCCGTAGCCGACAACGGCGACAACGCGCTTCTGAACCAGCGGCAGCGCGGTGATCAGCGCCAGGTCTTGCAGCGTCGGCAGGGTGTAGAGCTTGCCTGCCTGATACATCCGGCCGATGGCGACACGTACGGTTGTCGTCGCCTGCTGCGTGACGCCAAGCCCGACATAATGACGGCCGCTGCTGATACCGTCCTTAATCAGATTTTCAACGGTCTCCCCGGCGAATGCCTGGGCGTTGTTGAAGTCCGCCGCCGTGACTTCCTGTCGTTCGCGGAATTGAACCGTCTTGCTCATCGAGTTCTCCTACGCCATTCCCCGGCAGTGACTTCACCGGATTTCCATTGCGGTCCCGCCAGCACCGGCCGCGTGATGCCGAACCTGACGAGGATTTTGTCTCGGGCCGCTTTCGCGTCTCGAAGCGCGTCGATGACACGCTGAGCGCTGCCGTCGCCGTTACCGCCCATAAATCCCCGCATAAAGCGGAGGAAGCGAAGCGGGTGATGTCGTCCCTCGATATTCACAAGAAGCTCGGCATGAAAAGGGGGAAAGCTGAGGCGCATCGCGCCTAGGTGCGTCGACCGCCCCCGCGCTTCCGGGGTCCGGCTCGGATCATGCAGGTAGAGCCGGTTGTAGACCCGTTCGCGCGCCGTGCTTTCGACCAGGAAGCGGCTTAGCGCCGGGATGTCGCCGGGGAAAAGTCCGCGCTTCTGGCCGGGTTCGGAAACCGGCTCCATCGCAACGGTCATCGGCCGCAGAGACGGTGAAGCGCTACGGCGCAAGATTTCCTCGCCCGTGATGGTCAAAGACCGGACGGTTTGCAGGGTGTAGAGCCTTGCCGCGGCCGTGCTTGGGACGGCGAAGCGGGGAAAGCCGCCGCAGAAGGTCCGACGCCCGCTTGTGCCGGGCAAGCGGACTTCGATGTCGTCGGTTGCCGATACGGTGCGGGAGACCGGGGCGCGATCAATCGTCGTGACCGGCGTTTCCACGCCGCGGTCCCAGACATAAGCCCGCGGACCGACACGGAGAACTGCATCGCTTCGGCGGGGACAGGACAGCGGCGTATCCAGAAAGAACCGTCCGACGGTTGCGCCCGCGCGCTTGCCGCGATTGCGATGCCAGTAGATGCGAAGCTGAGGGTGGCGGGCATAGAACGCCATCCGCTCGGCTTCGGTGCGGTTCGGGGCCAGGAAGGTTTTTGACGGCGGGACAACAGCACTTTCAAGAACGCCGCCCGCCATTTCCGCGGCCTGCCGCAAGGCCGCCAGCGTGCCCTTGCGGGCATGAAAGCGGATCGAGCCGGCGACGACATTGCGCTTGGTCTGAGCGCTCCATGCCTCATTCCAGACATCCACCGAATAGCCCCAGGCGGCGTGCGCAAGGGTGGCGGCGCTCATGCTCTGCGGGTCCGCGGTAATCGGCACCGGGACGGCGCTCAGCCGCGCCAGCGCCTTCGCCAAGGCGATTGTGAGGGGCTTGGCGTTCGGCGGTAGAAGCGCCTCAGCGACCACGGCCGCGCACCGTCACGTTCACATTGCGGAGATAAGCGGCCTGCGCATCGGAGATTGCGACATCATCGGCCGGGGTTGAAAGCTCAACCCGTTGCACGCCGGATTGATGCAGCGCGCCGATGATCCCGGAAATGGCGACGTCATAGCCGACGCGGAAGACGCTTTCAGCATAGGCGGCAAGGGCGGTGCGCGCCGCGGCTTCAACGGTCGTTGCGTCCGGGCCGTCATAGAGCACAAGCGCGGCTTCGACATCGTAGGGCAGAAGCACAGCCTGACGGACAAGAACCACGTCGGTCAGCGGCCGGATTTCCTCTGCGTTCAGCCGATCCGCTACGGCCTTGATGGTTTCATGTGAAACAACGCCGTCGGGGTCGTAGGAAAGAAGGGAGACCAAGACCTGCCCCGGCCGCGGCTGCGAGACGCCGACATCGCGGATCGCCGATGAAGCGGTCAGCGCGTGGTAGCGATAA